GCACTGCCAAGTGCATCTCCCAGGGGCTTTCGCCCCTGCACCTAGGGGATCAGGCTAATATCCTGGTCCTCCGGGCAAGAGAAACTTGTTTTCTCCCGCGGGGCATTTAATCCCCCCTCACCTACCACGGTGAGGCCCACCCGAGCTTGATGCTGACGGCTTCGGGGCGTCCAGAACGCTCCAAGTGGTCCGTATCAACGCTTGGCAGAGCCATGTCAGGCTCAGCGTTGATTGGGAGCGCGAACCTCGTAAAGGTTCGTGCCCTCAAGAGACACTTGAGCAAGGCACCGGGCCCATCGAGTTTATCGACGGGTATCCGAGACTGCACTTTGTAGCCCCTGACTAGGGGGCTATGCAGGTGTACGTCCAGCCTCGAAAGAGACCTGCGAACTCCGCTTTGTTTTGGCTCGGCGGAATAAACAGAGTCTAGATCGAGGAACGTAACACGACCAAGCAGTGGAGAGGAAGGACCGACGTCCGGGAAATGCGAAAGCAGTGTTCCCAGATAACGATCCATCCATCTCGCCGACTGCCATTCGCAATCCTGATAGAACAGGTTACGAAGAGCAATAGACGAAATAACTCCACTAGCATCCTGCTGTCGTGTCGGGAGCACTTGACGGACCTTGACAACTGAAACGTCATGGCCATCATAGTACTCACGACCACAAGACTCTCTGAACCTTCCGGTCCAGAAAGACTTGTCGGCGTTAACTCGGTACCCAAAAGTCCCGAGTTCGTCGACGACAGACAGCACATATTCTCTGGGAACGATCAAATCGTCCCCATAGACACGCACCCGCTCGTCAAACAGCTTAATAAGCTGGTGACGAGAAAGCGGAGAGCTTAGCTCTCTTTCAATCCCGAGGAAAATCAGGGTCGTAAAGACCATGGATTCCACAGGAAAGCAGAGAGCTGAACCCATAGACGCGAACTTGGCTAGGCGAATAACGCCATGACCAGGCACATCAGCCTTACGGGATCTGCATGATTGAACTGCCTCATGCAAATGAGGAAAGTCCTCAAACAGAGCCCGAACATGCTGATTCGAGACACGATCGGACGCTTCACTCAAGTCGAGTGTAGCTAGATCCCCGCTGAGGGATCCAGAACGAGCAAGACGCTGATTAGGCGTCTGATCGTCCGACCCGATAGTGCGCGAGAGGAAGTCATCCTCTTTTAGCGCACTCACGAATGACCGCTTTAGAGCTTGCTGGCAATATTGCATTGCCGTAGGCTCGATAGCGATTACTCGGGGTGACTTGAGCGTTTTAGGAACAGTGATAACCCTTACAGGTATCTCTGAACCGGGTTCGAGGAAGTCGATTTCATGCTTCCATTCAGCATATTCACGCTGATTGGAAAACATGAATTCGCTTGCAGGAAAACAAGTCTGCAAGCGACGAGGCCAGGCACGCTGATTGTACTTACCATTGCTGGTAAGTCGATCAGCGACAGCGCCCGGACCATGCTTGGGGATCAAACGTCCCCAATAGACATCTCTGTCTACCTTTGCAAAAGTATCTGCAAAGAGCATATGCGACATCCGCTTGAAATCCTCAAGAAATTGGGGATCAAGCAAACTGTCGGATTCGCGAACTTCCTGCTCACACTGGACGAAAGCATGCATTGCTGATCGCTCGCGTTTGGCAGTGACAACCTTTCGGTAATCACGGCCAGAGTCTTGCGACTCAGGCAAGGCGATCTTGCTAAACATCAGCGTTAGCCGACGTATAGCATGGATTGCATCAATACACGGATCGTCCAGAAGCACACCGCTAACTGGATTGAACACACGTCCAAGGAAACCTTGCATAAAAACAGGGAGACCAGTAAGGCGATCCCGCTTAAAAGCGGGAACGTCCGAAGGGACGACGAAACCTTGGTCAAGCCACTTTTGGGTAGCTTTTCCAAAGTCCGCCAGGGTTATCGCAAGAAACGATAGCCCCTCGTGTTCAAACCGACTCGAGACAGTTTTTATGTCTCGAGTGGCGCTAGTGCAGCATCGTGCGGCCAGATCATCTGCCGCACAGGACCAGAGTGACATCAGGCTTTTC